TCAGCAAAAGTTCGATTTATTCAACAAAGCCCTTAGTTGTGTTACTGCTGCGGTTAGTGTTGCTTTGAATACACGTTTACCATCAGACATATCAAGTTCTAAAGTATCTTCTACGTTATTTATTGTTAGAAGGTCTTGAGTGATAGTTACTTTGGTATCAATGTTCGCTTGTAGTGCGGCATCTTTAGCATCAATTTGTGCTTTTGAATACGTTCCCACATCGTTATAGTTCAAGGTTACGTTACTGTTAAGAGCATAACCGTTAATTGTAGTGATACGTAACGCAAACAATCCGTTACTTTCAGTACGGGAATATACATCACTAATATCTGCTGCTACCAATTGAATGTTAGTACCAGATAATGGCTTGTTATTGATTAAGAACGTCTTAGGCACATAAGTACTATTACTAAATGCCAATGATGCCATATCAGTAAGTTGTGTTGCCGTTAATGTAATATTAGAACTTAATGATAATCCATTAACAGTAACCGTTTTAGCAACAAAGGCATTATTAACCTGAGTCTGTGAATACACATCAAGAATATCTGCGGCTACTAAGTTCAACGCCGTTCCTGATAATGCGTGTCCGTTTAACTGGAATACTTTCGGAACTATGTTTGAATCAATGTAGGTCTTAGAGTAAACATCACTAATATCTGCTGCCACTAAAGTAATGTTGGCTGTAAGTGCTTTACCATTGACAGTACGTGTGATTGGTACGTAGTTACTGAGATCTGTAGCGGCTGCCGCACCAAGTTCTGTTAACGTTGGTTTATCGGCACTGGTGTAGACCTTGTACCATGCCCCGTTACTTGCTGTTGAGAAGTTACGAATGTTCAGTACTGGCGTACCGGTTTTGTTCATTACTAATTGGGTACCGTTAGAACCATCAAGGTTAGTGATACCCAACATATCAACACCTGTTGGTGCGTAGGCTGCTGCGATCTTAACGAATGAGTTACCATCACGGCCTTGATAGCTTGGGAACTCGTTACCGTTCGAACCAACGCCCCAATCACCACGATAAAGTTCAACTACAGATTCATCAAGAATACCTGCTGATACCTGGTTTTCTGGTGTGAATACGTATGAGCGGGTAACAACCTGATCCATATCTGACGTATCTGATACGCTGGATAAGTACCCGTTATAAAGCACATAGTTTACGGTTGTATCGTTTGAACCTTCATCAAGCATTTCTACTTTGACTTGTACTAACTGCTGAGAATCAACAGCAGAATCAAGTACGGCGTTTTCACCTGGAACGTAGTTAACTTGAATAGTCATATCACCATATGAACTATCACCCGCTACTTTAGAGGTGTAAGTACTATCATATGTTTCTACAGTTGAAACAGAAGTTGATTCACTAAAACTTGGAAACGCTGAAAGGTTTTCAACTTGAACAAAAGTACGGGCATTTGGATCAACGTTGGTTGTATCGGTATTAATCCATACTGTAGTTAGATTCCCTAAAAATGTTTGAGCCATAATTATTCCCCATAGCTAAAAGATAGTGTTTGCGTGTGAACATATGCGGTTTCCGTGGCTTCGGCTTGGGAAGTCATTAGACTATCTTCAATTCGGATATTGAATAATGGCATTGGAAGTTGCTGGTTTAGTTCATCAAAGAAACCAGATGTATAAAGTTCTTCAAGAATCTTTTCTATTTCATCCGAAGCACCTTTATATGATTGTCCAACAGCTACAAACTCAACTCGAAATTCACATAAATTTCTAATAGTTGATGGTACGATTTGATTGTTTACAATTTGATTTGCTTTGGCTATCTGTGTACGTTGTACTGAAGAATCACCAATATAAACCTTTGTAGTATCATCTACTGTTGCTTTTGATGGATATTGTAGATTAACAATTACTGCTAATTTATTAATCAAATACTTTCTTATTGTATAGTCTGCCGTGAACATATTATACTTCCTCTTCTAAATCGATCTTGCGAATATAGTGATAGTTAGAGATACCGCTTGTATCATCATCTATTCTATTTACTAGGTATTCGGTGTTATCAATTGTGAAGGTACTATTTAGTTTAATTCCTGACTTGGCACTAAAATATGTTACGGTAGTTTGACTATCATCGAAAAAAAACTCGTCTTGTTCAAAAATTGCGGTAATCGTTATTGATACACCATCTTGAACAATGACGAGCTTTTCACCAAAAGCATTTAATAGATACTCTATTTGCGAGTTACTAAGAAATGCTCTCATTTGTCATACCTGTATTAAGCTAGGTTTAGTACTAGGAATGCTTCATCGTGTGCTAGAGCATGAGATTGGAAGCTGAAAGTACGTAGAACAATACCCATAGAGTTACGTTGAGTTGTATCATCGCGATCCATAGTTACTGAACCCCATTGAGCCATGATGATATTTGACCAATCGCCAAACACAATAGCACCAGCGGCAACTTGAGTAGATTCAATAATACGTACTGAATCAGCTAGAATACCGTCACCCATATAGCCTTGTAGCAAGTACTTAGCAGCGGTGTTAGAACCATCTAGAGTAGTACGCAATACAGCAGCGGTAGTAGGATGTACAATAGCAACTACATTCTCAACACGGACATTAGCAGCAGCTAGAGTAGCTAGAGCACTAATAACATCGGTTTTGGTTAGAGCAGCAGTTAGGGTTACTTCTGGAGCCTTAGCAACAACATCAGCAAGAATTAGACGTTCTAGTTTTAGAGCAGCACCCTTAACCATCGCATCTTGAATATACTGTTCAGCAGTACTAGCAGATTTGATTAGAGTACGAGTTAGTTCAACAGAACCGGTAAAGATTTCTGGCTTTAGAGTGACCTTCTCAAAAGCGGCGTTATAAGATGGTGATGGAGCACCTTCAGTAACATAACCGAAGTTATCAGTGAAATCAGCAGATAGTTTAGGTAGAACTAGATTACCTTCACCTTCGAGATTTGCGAATACTTGTACAGGTAGAGTAGCAAATACTGACTGAGCACGTAGCACATCAATATAAGAATCTGCGTATACTTCTTTAACTAGAGCAGCACCGCCAACAGTAGTAGAAGTACGGACGAAATCACCCGCAGGGATTTCAGTTTTACCAGCAAAATTACCTTCACTTAGTGAACGAATTAGGCCATTTAATACGGATTTTTCCATTTTGATTTCCTTATCATGATTTGGATTTGTTTTTGTATTTAGTGTGCGTTTGAAGTCCTCAACTGAAATTCCATTTTCAATTGCTTCAGACACATCAATATTTAGAACTACGCCGATTGATTCCAATTCACGTTTACGTTCCACTTCTTCTGTAGAATCTTCTACTTCAGAATCATCAGTACTTTCTTGTACATCTTCGCGTTGTTCTTCAACGTCGGTTTTATTTATCATTTGTTCAAGCAAGTCTGGACGATTAGCCATTAGTGCTAATAGTTCTTCATCGCTCATACGTACTTCTTCAGATTCTTCTACTTCTTCTTGTTCAGTAATTTCTTCTTCAGATTCAACTTCAGTACTAACTACTTCTGATTCATCTTTGATTTCAGGTTCAGTACTTCCGATTTCGTTTTTATCTTCCATGATCATATCCTTCTGGTTGTCATCATTGTTATTTATCAATGAGCGACCAACTCCGGCGGATACATCGGCTGGCACTGTTACTAGTGATATTTCATATGGGGTAAAATGAGTTACATAGATAATGTTTCCTTCAATACGGTAATCATTAACTGTGTAACCAAAACTAATATGTGTTAATACACCTTCATTGATTTGTTCCCATTCTTTTTCCGAAGCATTGGAAATCTGTAATACAGCACGGCCTACCTTGTCTGAATCAATACGTGCCGCTAGTACTTTGCCAATCAAATGATCTCGGTCATGATTAAAAAGTACTGCCCCTGAATTGTTCAAACGCGATAGGTCTACATTTTCTGGATTACATAGAAGTACTTCGTTATATAACTTCCCTTCTATTTCACGTGCTACAGGAGTTTCAGAACAAAAAGCAACTTCAACGGTACGATTATCAGAATTAATCGCCGTTGGTAGGGTTAATTCCCTCGTCTGTTTTTTGATTTTCATCTAGAACTTCCTTGTTCATATTTTTCTCATTCTCTATTTCTTGAAGTACAACACGTGGATCACCACCCATTTCACTAATTACCTGTGTACGGGATTTCAAACCAGCATCAATAGCAGCTACTTCACATTGAATATCCTTCAATGGATCAAGTGAAATAGGTTTAGTAGGGATATAACGAGCACATACAAGATCATCGAAATCAGAAAAACTTAATTTCAACTTACTATTATTTAGCATTTCATTCTTTAACCAAGCTGTATAAATTGGCTTGAGTACTTTATTTATGAGTACATTAGTTCGAGTACTGAAAGTTGTAGCTTGTAGGCGTTCGGCAAGTTTCGCAGCACTAAATGACGCATCAGCAGTACTTCCCATTAGGGATTGCTTAGTGACATTTAAGCCCATTGAAATATTATCAAATAGTACATCTGTGAATTCTGCTATACCGTCAACACCATTACGGGGCTCAACCGATTTAACATCTTGATTAGCATTTAATTCAAAGATAGCACCAGGTTCTAAGTACTCGTTATAAATCGCTGTATCTTGTTCACCTTCATCTAGTGCTAATTCATTGTTACCGCCATTATTAGTAATGAATGTGGTTACACTGGCTGAGATTCGTTTAGCAAGTAATGCCGCTTCCTGGAAGTTCTTTAAGTCTGCTAAAACTTTAGTACTGGCAATTAGATCCGGTATACCGCGTTCCTGTGTGGCATCATCCATAACAAAGTAATGTAGGATTTCATTTGCTGGTACAACTTCATAACTAGTAGCATCATATGTATATGTTACTGGATTATATTTAGCGAAATAGTAGTTTACAGGTTGACGGTACTTGTTATATTCAATCCCATTACTGATATATCCATCTGCCAGTACTGCGTTATTCAACTGAGTCAAACGGGCAGAATCAATAATTTCAATCTTGATAGAACGGTTGAAATTATGAATACGTACAAACGCTTCACCATCGCGGCAGCGGTGTTTCTCTAGTACTTGTGCGAATAGATCAAAAGTCATTGAGCCATCAATAGAGAATTTACTAGCATCGTAAGCCCAACGATCAAATAGTTTTTCTAGTTGTTGGTTAATGGTATGTTTTGTTTCTTCATCAACATCAATATCTACTGATGGTTTTACATAGATACCATTACTGCCTACTACACCATCTACAGAAAGCATCATGTACTTACGTGCGATTGGGTTTACTAGTGTTGCGTCACGTGATTGATTACGCCATTCTGATAGATGCCATTTAATGATGTTATTAATACTTACTGAGTTAGTACCGACACCAAAGCCGAAAGCATTCACACCATTACTAGTTGTACGAATCTGGTTTAAATCACGTTGTAATGTTTTACCAACATGTTCACGGACTTCATTAGTTTTCTGTACTGGTTTTGGTTGTTCTGGTTGTTTTTTCTTAAACCACATTAGCGAGTACCCCAACGATCTGGATAGTTAGGATCTCGGAATACAGTCATACTCTTAAATGGTCTACTAGAACCAGATGTAGGTTGACCATTCATTTTAACCCATAGAGAATTAGCACGTTCAATATAACGAGCACGGATTGTTTCTAAGTTTGCTAATGACTCACTAACTAGAGTTTTATTATTAATTGTAATGCTGTAGTTAGCACCACCTTGTATTTTTGCTTCAATTACCGCTTCGATCTCTTCAATCATCTTACGAATACGTGCGTATTCTTCAGTATGTTTTGTTGGATCGATTACTTCACATTGGGAAGTACTGGCAATACCATTAGTAATAGTTGTACAGAATAGCTTTTCTGAAGCAACGTTAGTTTCAAAGGTAATAGTAAATGGTTGTTCACTATCACTATTACTGTTATCTAATGTAATTGAATTACCAGTACTGACATATGAAATAACGAAAAGTGTTTTAGCAGGAATTGTTACAAGATAATCATATGGGTTTGAAACCATATAAATCTTTTCTGGTAAAATTGCCATTGGATATCCTTATCATTTTACGTTTTTCCAAACCAGTTTGAACCCACACCAGTACGCCTAGAACGTCTGGTACTTTGGGTAGGTTGTGATTCTTCTGGTTTATTTATCTTTTGTGGTAATGATTTGGCTTTATGTTCGCGTAGTTTTCTAAACGGTTGCGTACCTAATTGTGATTGGGAATATACGATTGCGATCATTCCATAGACCAGACAATCTAGAGCCTCGTTTCTCTTCTGCCCTTTCTTTAGTCGCCATACTAATTTACCACCAGCAGGTTTTAACTCTTCGGCTGATAGTTGTTCAAAGTAATCTGATGGTAGAGTACTGGAAAAGCGTAATTGAATTGGTGCGTTCTCTGCTTCAGTACTGAGCATCAAGTTTAAAAGTTTACGAATAGTATTCTTTTGTTCATGAACATTTAGGATCTGTAGTTTATATCCGGCTTGTGTACTCTGTTTGAATAGGTCACTTGTAGTACTGCTAGAACCCTTAATAGGATGATACTTAGCCCAACGTGCGGTAAACTTCTTAACTGTATCTGTAGCGTTACCGTTCGAACTATCCACGAATACAGCAAGTGTAGGTACTATGCGACCGTCAACACTTCGGAAATCTTGACGGCAAAACTGATCTAAATCCTTCCATGCCTGTGATTCGATTTTAGTACAATCATGGCCATAGAAAAATTCATGACCAAGTACATAAATGTTCTTTTCATCAAATCCTAAAATACTGGCCTCGCACCTATCTAATTGTTGATCGACGCTTATACAAATTCCGAGTGTTGATTCTGGTATTCTATGTATATTAAATTCATCTTCACGTAATGATTCCAATCGAAGTATATCTAGTTCTTTTGCGTATTCATCTTCATAGGGTAATCCCAATTCATTATTATAAAATGTTTGAAGATTGAAATTATAAAGAGCATCGGCAAACTTACTAACCATTTCTGAAATAGTATTCAATGGGGAATACATACGCGAAATCTGATAGCCAACTACACCCGGATCACCATCAGTACTAGTAGCTATCCATCGCCCGTTATCGATCATTTGGTGGCGTGTATGCTCGTCTATCTCTTCCTGACAATGAGGACAAATTAAACGGGTAGTTGTACTGTCTGGTATTGCTCTACCATTCTCAAGTTGTTTGAATTCAAATGCTACTTGCTCCCATTCAAAAGTATATTCATGACCGCAAGTGTGAGTAACAAACCAACGGCGTTTATCAGAGAGGTTATATTCACTGTTAATTAGATCATCTTTATATAATGGTGTACTTGAAATAACAACCAGAGCATCATCACCGAAAGTACTAGTACGTGCTTCTGCTAGTTTTATTGGTGAACCTTCTTCTGTAATAGAAACATTACTCACCTCATCCAATAGAACTACACGACATGTAATACCGCGTAGGTTTCCTGGTGTATTGAGGTTTAGCCAGTACACAAAAGTACCGTTTATCATTTGTGTTTGCTTCGCGTTGTTCGCGGCGTTCTTATCATTCTTGTCTGTTACTAATGGGCTTAGTACTTCACTAGTTTCAATAGCTGGTAGAAATTTACCATCCTTGAATTTCTTCACTTCAGATTCAGAAGAACTACCAAAAGCAAAATTACATGGATCATTTGCCATTAGGTTAAATGCTATGGATTGTAAAACAGTGGTTTTTAAAAGCTGACTACATGACTGTAGAATGATCTTTTTAGTACTTCTATGTTGTGCTATATCCATTGGTTCACGTTGAAAGGAAAACGGAACCCAATCAAGCCCCATATTCGGCCCGTCAACAAACTTAACTACACCATTACTGATCCATTGGCTCGTTTTCTGTATCTTCGGTGGCTGTATCGTCGGCAGTACTTTCATCAGTACTTGCGTTAATTTCTTCTTGTTCGTTTCCATCTTCTAATATTTCTTCATCCGTGGGTAACTCAAATTCCATACTTCCTAGCTGGAATAAAGTACTATCAATATGTTGTTTTAATATATCTCGTAAATCTTTCGCGTCTGTCTGTGCGAATAACTCTAGGTATGTTTTACTAGGGATAGCTCTCATTGCTGTTTTAACTTGAAATAGGTATTCAGTTAGTACTTGTTCAAGATATTCAGTGCTAACTACCGTTCCATGTTTCACCTGTAATTCAAGTTCAGATAATGCCGCTTCTGCTTTTAGTTTACGTAGGCGTTCTTGATCTATTTGTTCGCGTGTATCGGTATTACGTAATGGTAGAATTACATTCTGTACTATCCATGCTCGTGTATCAGCTTCTTCAGTACCTTGACCAATTGGCATACCCTGTGCTTTCCATTCTCGTACTGTTGATTCGTTGTACCCGTACTGCTTCGCAAGCTGATTCATGCTAATGTTCTTATTCATCTGTATAACGTTTCGCCTCTTTATTATTTTTTCACATATATTTAAAACAAAGTGCGTCGAAATCTACGCGGTGTTTTAAGGTTCAAAGAGAACCTAAATGAAAAAGGTTCTCATATTGTCGAGTTATTTTTGTTCTCTGAATTGATTGATCAATAGAGCAATTCGATAGTTATCTATAGGTCTACTGTTCAGTGATTCATCTTGTATTAATTCCTGAGTCAAGCACTGGAGATAGTCGAGGTGTACACGCTCTGAGCCTTTGTAATTTTCTATTGTGTTCCAGTCATAAACCCATCTACCGATTGTGTAGCTGTGTTGGTGATTCACTGTGATGTATTTATAGCTGAGTACTAAACGGTGTTGGTTGATGAATAGCTTGTATGATTCATCAAACGTGATATGAGCGTTAATTAGCTTATCTGAACGGGAATACTCATAACCTGTATAAGTACCGTCTATGATGCTTGTAGAGCCTTGAGGGAAGTGTAATGTGATGTTCATAGGTATACCCCATAGTTATTGTCTATAGGGTATTTACTATGGTGTTAGATAAGGTTGTTATCTTGTCGAACGGTACTGAACGGTATAGATAGCCTTGAACCGCAGTTACTCCAGCATCGCGTAGTACTGGTAGCTCTTGCCGCTGCTCTACTCCCTCTACGATTACATAGGGGCAATAGTTCATGATGTTCTTCATCAGTACGTTGAATGTTGGTTTCTGTACTTCCTCACGGTAGAACGCCCTATCGATTTTTACCGCTTCATAGCATCCAGTAGTTAACGCCGCAACGTTAGCCCGACCGGAACCAAGATCATCAAGGAACAAGCGATAGCCTACGTTTAACATTGTTCGTAACACCGGATGATCTATACCCAATTCCAACCCTTCAAAGTCTTCTGAGATCTCCAACCTGACAAACTCCAGCTTATCCAGTAAGTGAGTTATACCACTGTCATATACACATAGCCGTGCCTGTAAGGTATCAACATTAACGGTACAGAAAAGCCGGTGATCCCTGAACCATGAAGCACGTAATTCTATGGCCTGTAGTTGTCGTGTGAGTAGTTCCCTCTTCCTTTCATTATCCATAGCCATGATGAAGTACTTACTGTTCAGTACAGGCAAGTCCTGGCAATGGAAACGGGTTAACAATTCACAACCAACCAGTTGGCCTGAAGTTGTCATGATCGGCTCTGCTATAAAGCTAGTTATTATCATCACATTGATCTCTTTAATCGATTTATACTCTATTATTGATCGCTCAAATCTATTAGTATAGAAACTATTCGCCTAAAGAAAATCATTTAACTTATTGAATATGATCGTTTTTATTGAATTTTTAGCGTTTCGTCTTGTTCTTCAGTATTACACTGTATAAATTTACAGTATCTAACGGTTAGTGGAGGGCTTAGAAATGGGCAATAAGAACGGTTACGATCCATCCATACGTAGAGGTGTTCATCAGTTCTCACACGCTGGGGTTTGGTTCACGGTCTGTTATCGGGGAAGTATTCTTGAACAATTCGAGTTGGTGATCGGGTGATATTTGAAGGTTCTGTAGGTGGGGTGTTCTGGCTGGGAACGGTTGAAAGGGATTGTTTTGTACTGATTAGCGAGACACCCTTTAACAAGGTGTTGGATGCTCTAGTTTATCTACATGCTGAACGCCGAGTGGTTGAACAACATGCTGATGATTGGTCCTGTGGGCAAGAAGAACTGCCATTCTAAAAAATGCCCCTACACATTGACGGCCCCATTGAGTAGGACAGTTCATGTTATTGGGGCATATTCAATTACTTAATAAGTATTGTGTAAAATCTTCTTGTTTGTACTACTGCGACAATAAAGCACCCAATAGCAAAGCATATTTTCATACCATCTTCTATTGGGTGTACATTTAATACATTTCTAATTATAAAGTTGAACACTGAAAGCGTTACAAACCAATACAGTAGGAAATACAAAAATGAAAACAGGCGTCAAAGTATATTGCTACTTTTAATATCAAAAATCTTTGCTGTCAGTTTTGTTAATGGTGAGAAAAGCATCGCGATAAAACCAGGTATTATAGTAATTAGAAATATCGCAACAAACATCAAAGGCACTTTTACATATTCATTGCCATTTGGACCAATTATAATAATCAAACCAGTGACAGCCGTGATCAGCCCACCAGTCAATAGTTCTTTCGTTCCCTCGAACATCTCAGAGATATTTTCAACAGTAATTTTCATTTTACCACTCTTCACTATAGGCAAGTTCTGAATGATAATATCATTTACAAATTGAAAAAGCCCTGTAGATTCACATCATAAAGGGCTTAGTACTGAAATTTTCAGATTACTTCGCTACTACCTGCCAGCGTCCACCAGGCTTTGTAATCTCATACTGGTATTGATCATCACACCATACATCTATACGGCCTGAGAAGTTCGCATTGCTAAACCTAGTGACTTTATCGCATGTGTAATCACGCTGGATAAGAGCCTGAGCGAAATCCTTAGCGTCCTGTAACTCTTGATTGGTGAGCTGGGTAGACGGTTCTTCGTGCTGTGCTTCATGCTTAACATCTCCACCTGAGATTTTGAAATACAAAGCGATGAGCACCAATAAAACTACAATAATTTTCCCCATTAGTAACCCTTGTGAACTATCTGGAATACAAGAGGTTGTTTCAACATCCTCTAAGTCACAATGGGTAGTATCGGCCTTATGTAGAATTTCTTTACTTACATGTAAACTGAAGGGGGAGTAACAGTACTGAGGGCTGTTGTATGGTAGCTTCACGCCACACCCACACCTTCAACAAACCTACCCATAGTGGGGGGCGTGAGGTTATGAGTGTACTTTAGGTATGATATAGAAGTAAAGCCATATAAGATTATCGATAAGTTTTTTTAAAGTTAATCCAAAAGCTCAATGCCCTTACCAAGTAGTAAAGGCATTGAGAAAATTAATAGCTAAGCTGTTTTATCTCTGTTGGTGAGATTGGATACTGATATTCAGGAATAATCATTCTACAAAACATATCAAATCTTGTAAGATGTTCCTTAACCTGGTCGATTGGAACGCCAATATTGCGTAATGAATTGATAAGAATATCATTGTCAAAGTCGGGTCTTCCATAATACGCACATTTATTATCAATGATGTGATTATAGAACTGTAGTACATCATTATAAGTTTGAATTTCAGTATCAGTTTTATAATCAAATGATTTTATTGACATGTTTCCATCAATGCTTTCAATGCTGACTCGTAAACTATCGAAATATAAAAAAGCACTACGGAATTCACTCTGAGGCATTTCTATATTTTGGTCTGTGATATGAATGAAACTCTCCGCTCTCAGCTCAAGTAGATTAGAAAAAAGATCACCCTTATCTATTGTTACTAAACCATCAGTACGTGTATAGACGCCATCCTCAAAATGATAATAGTAATATTTTTCATTATCAACTAACTTATAAAAACCAGTAATATCATCTTTCATGCGAAAGATTACACCATCCACTAATTCTATAGCAGAATAGTCACATTTATTATAATTCATTTTTCTTCCTTAACTAGGGTACGTAGAACATAATATAGTCTATATATGAAATGTCGGGATACACCTGTGGATTCGTTAGTAAAACCTCATGTGAACTAAGGATAGTCCGGGCTAACTGAGTAAAAGAATCATCGCTGCTTTCACTCAAGCGATATATCTCATATATACCATTATCAAGGGGCAGAATTTTATAGCACATAACGATTCTAGATATTAATTTGTCAGCCTTATATAGTCATATATTAGTCATAGCGAAGTGCCAGACTTTCAATATCGATTAATTTACAAGAGTTAAACAAGTAACCTTGTACACCCCATACCTCTAAACGTCTAGCTAGTTCAAGTTGTTCATCTGTCTCTACGCCCTCAAAGACGATTTTATTACATTTATTTTTATAGAGTATCAAACCTTTGAATGGCTGTTCTTTCTTGGCTTCCCGCCAGAAGTATTCACGATCAATCTTAATCAATTCATACTGAGAAGCATCAACCATGCTTATATCACAATATCCTGCTCCCAAATCATCCAGCCATACCTTACCAAATCTAGTACATAGTGCTTCTATTAGTTTAGTACGGGTGTGTAGTTCACATGTTGCTAGACTCTCTGAAATTTCAAGCCGCACATAATTCATACCCTTTAATAGGCAATCTTCTTCAGGTGTGCGATTGATACATTCAATCATATCCCTGTTAACATTAAGACTACACAACAGATTGTTCTTTGTGAAGAAATCATTTTTTTCTTTGATAGCAGTGACTTGCTCTCTGAGTAACAAACATCTTTCTTCATTGCTCATGCTCTGAATGACAGTATCCGGCGGGTAAAACTTACCATACTGATCTTGGAAGCGAGTTAATATTTCAACCCCTCTTAACCTCATTGAAACTGGGTCTACTAATGGCTCCACTATGAAAAACTGCTTCATATCAATCACTTCCCCGTCTTGAAGTATTGTAAGTAATCTAAATGAGAATAAGTTAATAAATTTTATTAGTTAGCGAGCTATACCTATAAACATACCTGTTATCTACATGTTTTCAAGGTTTCGAATGTAAATTGTGTACTTGTCTCCAATATCCGGTTTTCAGAGGGTTTAATATTTTATTTCAATCATTTACGTAAGTATCATCTTTCCTAATGATTTCTTAATGTTAATCGGTGCTAATAAAGTCACAAATAGACCATAAAGGTTATATGGGATTATCTGGTGATTCTACCTTTAGATGATCAGATAAGATATTAATTACTCGGATTATTGTACCTAACTCTTAGTTAACTAATGATTGTTGGAAGTATACTGCCTCATCATCTGATAAGTCCATAGTTCTGGTAGTACTGTACCAGTAGTAGATTAATTAATAGTAATGGCTTAAACAGCCCGATAACCCGACAAGGGCAAAGCCCGCGTAGTTACTCCAAAAGACGGCTGACCCCAAACAGTATAGGTTTTCACTTCCTTCAGTAGTCGATAGACAAAAACAAAAGACGTGGCGTTCTTCGAGTGACTAGCGAGAAAACGCAAGTTTACGATCTTATCTTTTTGGTTTTACAGAGACTAACGAGCAAAGCGAGTTAGGCTCTATGATACTGAATAGACAAGTAAGTCATTTACTTTAAAGTGTATATTATATTAAGTTACGGGAATCAATATGTGGTATGTAACCCATTGATTTAACTACTATATGTTGTGGCATCAACCGTATTTTACTCATAATAACCGTATTTTCGACGTATACAATACGGTTATAGTTACGGTTATTATTTACATATAAATCAATTACTTATTCATTGCTACTAGTCGTTCAATTAAGGTAATAAGATCCGCACCTTCATCTTTTAGCAGTTCAACTAGTGCTACATGTTCTTCTGTTACGGTTTTCTTTGGTTTGTATTGCTTCATTCTATTAAGGGATTTCCCTTCCTTTACTAGTACTTCAAACGCCTGTGATACTAGGGTTGCTATGCGTTTGTACTTTTCACGCGATGATTTACTATCTGGATAGTTTTGATTTTTATTCTGTCTGAATAGTTTTAGATGTTCAAATACCATAACTTCACTGAATTCAGGAGCATTCTTTACTATCGCAAATACATCTTCTTCCGGTACACGGTTTTTACCTAGAAAAGTACTTTCCTGGATTATTCCACGCATTACTTCTTTTGCTTCACTAGATAGTGAATTAAAGCTAATGAAACGTAGTTCATTCTGGATCATTTGATTATTGTGTATTGTTTCTTTTCTCGCCATTATAATTCCCCCTTAATATGGGGCTGTCACTCCTACATGATAGCCCCTAAGTTATTATGCTTGTTTGATAATTCTTGTGTAACTATGTCGTGTAGTATTTCGGTTCCATAGTTGATTGAAGTAGGATGTAATCCCAATGTATGAGTACTTTCCAGTATTCCACGCATCAATAATTTGTACTTTCTCTTCTTCGGTGAATCTATTCCAGCTACGTTTATTTTTCGCTTTTGCCATATTCTCTTTTTGTGTAATCCATTGTAGGTTATCCACGTGATTGTTTAGAGGATTACCATCAATATGATCAACAACTAATTTCAATGATTCATCACGTTCAATAAAAGTTTCTGCGATTAGTCGATGAACTTCTACAGTTCTACTATCACCACCTTTGACAGATAGTGTTACTTTGTAGTACCCATTAGATTCCGAAGGGGTTAGCTTTAGTAGTGTTTCTGTCTTAGTATTGAATACATCACCTTCATTACTTACTACATAATATTCATATTTCGTTTCTTTCCATATTTTCATATATAACTTCCATATTACCCGCGTTACTTCCTGTAATCGCGTTTCTACTTATTGTGTGGTTAGTAGACAACCAATTAATTACTTACTGTTTAGTACAATGTACTGATCAATTAAGTAACCTACAGCAGAAGATAGAGTACCTTTTGATACCTTACCTTCATCAATCAATTTTTTTAGTACTTCAACCTGTGAATTAGATAAACGTGCGGTTATTACGTTATCTTTTCTATCCTTAGATTTATTATTCTTCATTTAATTAACTCATGTGATTTGTATACGTATACGTTATTTATCCCAAGCAAAAAAGATAGCCCTTTTAGGGGGCTATACTTTAGCAATATAGGAGAATTATAATGTTACCATCTATTTAGTCTCTGATGGCTGGAGAAATGGAATTATGCTTCGCAGTTCGGCTAGGTGAACATTTTCGATCACTCAGAAAGCCACATCAATATTATAGGACATTTTTTGCGTCTGTCCCAAATATTTTATAGATACCTACATTATACCGTGAAAAAATCACCCGTTCCAAAATTCTTAGGACTTTTTCTTTCGTAATTTATCAGTACTTTTATTTATGTGTTGTCTTACGTGACGTTCTACAAATGGTATCTTTAGTGGAAGTGCTAGTACTGTGAGAATCATAAACATCAATACTAGTATTGTGTAGATTGGGAAAAGAAAGATTTCAATTAATGGCTTTAGCAT